CCCTCGCTGTGAATGTTATCGCCGTGCCTATAATAGTAAGGCACGGGCTCAACTTCGTTGGCTTGGCTATCACCAATCGCCGGGGTCCCTTGCTCGCCCCTGCTCGCTTCGACTCGACACTCCAGTTCGAACAATCCCACCAGGTGCTTCGCACTTGGAGGGATGTCAAACTGCTTGTCTCGCTCCCGGCGATACGCATTTGAAATTCAGGAAGATAAGTGTGGTATTCCTTCACTTCTTCCTTCGTCTCATCTTTCGATAGGTTTTACGATCATGCCCAGCGAACTTTCCAAGTTTTGCTTTTGCATGAAACAGGCATTTGTTGCGACCACTCACACAGTGAGCCTTGCAACGCCTTGTCTTTCCCCCTCGTGAAACTTCGTGGGTGCATTGACCCATCAGCACATTCCACCCATTTGGGTCAATATTATCTCGAGTAGCCCGCTTGATTCAAGAAGCAATGCGACTATCGCATACGACAAACCATGCTTTTGAATGTGAAGCATGAATTTCGCCGTCTGTGTCGGTGTCATTTCTTCATCACCAATTTCAGCTTCAGATGACATCCGCCTTCACTCCTTTGTAATCGCCTTGTGCGATTTCAACTATGATGTCAAGTGTATCATTGGGTTGTTGCGATGCAACTTCAATCTCAACTAGACCGCAAATTGCGTCAAACCCGCCCAAACGGAGCATTCCGTTGGATGTGTTTGATAGTGAGCCCAATCTTTGAACCATTGGTTTCGGCAAATTACCACTAGAACCGGGATAATTTTCTCCGATTAATGTTGAATCATTCGCATATGGTGTGAGGTCACCATATGAATCAAGATTTTGTGCGATTTCATCGACTTGCGTTCCGTCATCAAACAAGTTGAGAATCGGATCGTCATCTCCACCACCATCTATTGCAGGAACAGATGTGTTTGGGACTGTTGCTCTTGCCTCGCCATATGAACGAATTAAACTTACACTCGTCCAATTGCCGGGCGAGCCGTTGTGGTCACCAAGCATGTGCATCTTGAATGCATCAGCACTTGTTGTCCCATCGGGACTGACCATCTCGGAGTAAACCCATTCGCCTTCGCCGGCCTGATTGTTTCCATTGTCTAACGGCCTCAGTTTATTGGAACTGGTCCTATGGTCGTCCGTCAAATACACTTTGAAGTCGTGATATTTGCTTTTCCTAGTTGGTTGATTTGCCAATACCAAATCATTCATTTTGTTCCACATTTGGAAACCACGGTTCCATGCTCCACGTGCAACCCAAGTGTTGCCTACTGTGCCCAGTGATACTAGGGCCCCACTAGAATTTCGACTTGTCACAGATACAGATCGCACTGAGTAGGTGCGTCCTTGTCTGTAGTGCCTCCTGTTAATTTCGCTAAGTGCCTTAGCAATATCCAGATAATGAGAAGTTTCAGTATCTGCAGAAGCACTAGTCGTAATCTGGAATCTCAAAAACCTCTCAGCTGGTGTGCCAGTTTTTGGCTTCTTCTTCACCCTAGAATAGGATGGGTCTGTTCTCTTTGGCTTCTTCTTATAGTTCGCCATGGTCTATTGCCAGCCATAGCCCCCCGATAAAGTTTCCCATAACTTTTCGATTGCCCTATGATGGATAAAATACGCTTCCGGGTCGTTGCGTGCTATCCATACCGGGTCGTGTCCGTCAGCAAGATACTGCAGAGCTCTTGACTTCGCCGAACCATGTCCACCGGATCTACCGCCGGGAACTTCTCCGTCTTGACCGAGGAACTCTAATCGTCCCTCTGTCTTAGAGCAATAGTTCTTTACTCTAGTTGGCCCATCGTCACCAGTGACTGGCAACCACGACGCAGGCAACTCTTTGACTAGTGTTGTAAATCGCTTCGGTGGTTTACACCGTATAGCGACCTGTATGTGCGGTTTGTTATCGTCCCCGACCTCAACTTGTCCGGTTCGGAAAGCGATACCAGATACCTTTTCCATGCGCTTCCACCAAATGCGGAACGCAGACATCTTTTCATCATATGTCGCATTGTCGCCAAGGCCACAATGTCCCGGCCATACTGTCCCAAGCCAGTATGTCTTCTGCGGGTTCTTAGTAGACGAAATACTCCTCCCTCCCGCATATCGCACACTTTGCATGAATGACTTCTTCATCCGTGTCTATGACGATTTCAAATTTTGAATCGTCACAATTCCCGCATTTCGGGCATTGGTCTATCTTCATACTGGCACTTCCATCTGATCGTATTCGCACCAGTCTTCAGGCGTTAGCCACCCTTCTCTAAATTCAACTAATTGCCATTGACCTGACAATTTGGCATAGCGCCATCCATTAGCATTCGACATCTCTTCAGCTCTGCTAAGTGACATAAAGTAGTCACCCACTGTGTGGTAGTTGGCCCCACACTCGGAATTCTCGTCCGAGATGTGTTGAACAAACTGAGGTCGGTATCTTCTAACGAACCTCTCGTCAGTCGTTCTAAATCTAGCTCCGCAAGTATGGCAAGTGTATCCTTTCTCCGCTCCCATGTTAACCTGTGAAAGTAATCAGATATTTAACAGGTTCCCAATTCGTTAACACTTCACAACGGGTTTTCGCTACACTACGCCCTCGCTGTGAATGTTATCGCCGTGCCTATAATAGTAAGGCACGGGCTCAACTTCGTTGGCTTGGCTATCACCAATCGCCGGGGTCCCTTGCTCGCCCCTGCTCGC